TTGTAGATAATAGTGTAATCTTTCTTCTTAAATTTGTTACGGGCAATATACTTTTGAGCGTGGTCTTCGGTTTGAAAATAGCAGGTTTTACTATCCTTCAACTCTTTACCATCTTTATGTATGATTTTAATTGGAAATCCATCTCCGTGAGGAAACTCATCTTTAATTGGTTTAATCATTGTTAGTGAACTCCGGATTCAATAGTTTTTGAGATTTCAGTCATAAACATTCTGCTCTTGCTGTATTCGGTCTAGGTAATGATAGATTGTGCTGTAAGAGTAATCAAATTCTTTAAATCGGTCTGGTTTACTTTCCTTCATTTTGACAAGCATATTCATCCAATCATAATGAGTATTCACAACCCAACCATAATGTGTGTCGTTCATTTTCCTTTGCCGTGAATAGGGCAATCACCATTTACCCATTTTTTATCGTCGGGCATTTCTTCATTATCCATCACAGGACATTTACATCCATTTTCAACAGCAGCATAACTACCAGGAACTAAATTATCCCAAGACCTATACAGTTCCGAAAAATCGATTTTTCCATACTGCTCTGGAAGAATATCAGCAAGTTTTGCCTTCAGGTCACGAACTTGTGCTTCCAGTTTCTTGATTTCTTCATCCTGTTGAGCATCATATTCTACAAGTTTTTTGTGATAATCTTCGGCAAGAACCAGGTCATACTCTTCGGCAGTCTTACGCATCTCTTCGGTGGTTCGCATTTCATTGAATGCGACATATGCGGCACCCTTGGCAATACCATCAGTATTATGCCCCATAGCATAACAGAACTTCTCAAAGAGTTGAAAGAGTTGAATGGTATTGAGGTCTTCCGCAGGAACCTCAAAAGTGTAGTGTTCCTCTGGAAGAATCTCTTCATCATAAATGCCACCTTTATGATCCCAAACGGAATCATACTTCAATGTAACTTTTGCCGAGTACATAATGCGGGTTTTGCGGAATCAATAAACATACTATAAGACCCCTGACAGGAAATGTCAAGGGTCAGTGGACGGTTTTTAAACTGGATTTATGTACTTAAGATTTCTCTACACACTCTCTTACACTCCGTTTGATTATCATTACATTCAATTAAACACTGATAATAATCATTAATTATTTCACTTTGTTCTATGAACTCATCAAGTGTATTTTCAAAGTGTCTCCAAGAAGCTAGTTGATTGTAAGAAATTAAATTGTGCATCATAACCTCCACGCACAAGAAAAACATTATAATAAAAGATTTTATGCTGTAGTACTCTCACTGATACTAATTTAGCACAAAATCTCTCATTTATGTGCGGTTCTTAACACAACTACATACCACCTTCTATTTTAAGACGCTTGAAATACTCCTTATAGTATTTCTTTTTTAGAGTATTGATAAACTCCAATTCTTCCGGTTCATCTAGGCAACTCAACAAATAAGAAACGCCTTCCAGTTCAGATAGAAGGCGAGCAATTGTTGTTGCTTGAGTGGGATTTACATTCCACTTACTTTTCATACTCTTTCATCAGGTCTCTTGCCATTTTATCGTATTTCCACTTCATCATCAAGTTGGTGACGGGATTACGAGGATGAAATCTTATCATCCATAGCATTCTCTCAGTATTGACTTTGAGTATCTTGAATATCAAAGTTAAGTATATTACCACATTTTCATCCACCCACATAAGATATGCCAGTATTCCAAAAATAACAAGGCAACCTGATTGAAATGGAGTCATTAGTCCCACCATAGTTCTAGAGATTTGAGAGCACGAAAGAATTGCCCCGCATAGTATGTATCAACATTATACATCTTCTGTAATTCTTTGATGTATTGAATAATACCTTCTGTGGCAGGATTTATCTCAAAATACTCATAGAACCGAAAGACATCAAACTTCTCATTGTACTGGAACATTGTATTCCAGTTTTCCTGAAATCCTTTCGTATAAACATCCTCTCTTTCAAGACCATTATCATTCAAGAATTCAATTGGAATAACTCCATCTTCATCTTCACCTTGAATTCTATCCAATAAATCTTTTCCGGTCTTCTTGTTAATAACCCGAAGACCATCGGAATATTTCTGAAAAAGGTCTAGGTCCTGAACAATTTCAGTTTTCTTCCATTCCTGACACTCATCCAGAAATCTCTGCTTTGTGCTGTAGTATTCATCATCAGTATCAGATGCACGAAAAACAAGGTTGATTTTATAGCAACCTTGTTCGTGATATGATGGCCACTTTCTTTGAGAAAAGTGAAGTATTTCAAATGATGATTGAGTCATTATTCAGTTCACGGAGATATTTTATGAGTGAGTGTATTTAGACCCCAAATCCTTTGGTCTTAACTTTTTCCTTACGCTTGGATTTGTCAAGTACGTTTATAAAGTCCAAATAATCGGGAATTTGATGGTGGACGAACCAATACCCCTGAGCGTCCTCCCAATCGTCAAAAAATACGGTTTTGCCCGTTTTGAGGACAATTTCGTAGTTGTGACGGTCGTATGGGACATCAGAAGTCTGCCGAAACACCTCCATCACTGAACTCCATCAAACTGGCGGACAAACAGCAGACACTTCTTAAATTTTTGGAATTCGGCATCCGAAAAATTATCAGAGGCATAAGGAATTCCAACGATTGCCGCACAAAGACGATTGACATTCAAAGTCACCATCATTTCATTTGCCGATGCTGGTTGAATGAACAGAAGAGGCAGAAGGAAGGCAATTTTTTTCATAGGTAGTTTTCCAGACTGGATGAAGATTTCCTTTTTCTTGGAGTTTGTGAGACCTTTTTCTTGATGTATTCTTTGGCAGTTGTAAGATTATTGGCAGTATGAACCTGTTCACCATTACAAATGATGACAAACTTATTCCCCCAAGGAACCGCTGCCCATTTACCGTCCTTAGTTACATAACCATCAGGGTCCGAAGGAACACTATCCAACAGACCCGAATTGGGAATAAAGGGAAGATTCATCAAAACCAACTGTTGCTATGGGGAACCGTTACGTTGACGATGCGGGCATTCGGATTCCGTGCCATCACAACTTGCTGTGCCTCACGAGGACTATTGGCGTGAACCTGCTCACTCAACCGCTGATTGCCAGCAACAAAAATCACTTCGTATTTCATTTGGAGAATCTCCTTTTGTGTATGTAAGTATTATAGCAGAAAAGGGGTCCGCTGGGAACCCCTTGTGCCAGTTTGGGAACTGGTTCAGAGCAGTTGAATTGCTTCAGTTTCTCCTTCGATTTGAGGAGCAGCCCACAATTCAAGAGGGAGTTCATCAAGAGACACAGTAGGAGGAGTAATCATACCCCCAAACTGAGCGTGAAGCTTCTCACAGTAGAAGTTGATAGGTCCGAGAAACACTTCTTCCATAACCTTGACAATTTCGTCGCGTTCTGCTTCGATGTCAGATTCGTGCTCGGCATAACTGTTACAAATTACGCGAACCGATTCACCCTTTCGCCAGGCAGATATCGCCCACTTGAGAATGTCTCCAGCATAACGATAAGTAAACTGAGAGTCAAGAATCTTGTGTCGGGTTGCAACTCCATCAATAGAGGAGTAATTGTTAGAACCAAACATAGGATTTACTTTAATCCATTGCTTGATTTCTTCTTTAGTTGTGTTAAAAACTTTGGTTGATTTAGTCTTTCTATCTAGAATAGCGTTTTCAATTGCCGTGATGACAGGTTTGTGAGCATACCGCGAAGTAATGCCACAGATGTCTAGCAATTCCCTGACAACATCACGAGTCAGAGGAAGACTCTCATCTTCGATAACCAACTTCACAACGTTGATGAAGTCATTCTGAACTGCATTTACCGTACCATCAATTGCATTGGCATACAAACCCATCAAACTTAAAGCAGAATTGTGAGAAAGATTGTCGTAAAGTTCGTTACCGGTATCCTTTCGCACATACAACGCAACAGGAACGGAGTGATAGTTGTTCTCCTTCACTGCCTTCAGAAGGTGACGGTGGTCGAACAAACTCTCATTGCCATCGTCATCTACAAAGACACTAAATGGCCACTGTTTGACTGCCCATCCTTCTTTTGTTGATGCGATCAGAACATCCAGATTGCCTTTGGCAAGTTCAGTCTTGCGGGGATAGTTGGCAGTTGTGGGAACGATTTTGGAAGTTAATCGTGGAACGAAGTTATCGTCAATTAACTGTAGTAGTGGGTATTGAGGTCCGTCTTCAGCAGTAACCTCAACACTATGAACAGGAAAAACCTGTCCTGAGTGAACTTTAATTTTTTTCATTTAGTTTAATGCAATGTGTATTGCCCATCAATTGATTGAGCATATGAGTATCATATACCAAAAAGAAGTCTTTGTCAATCCCCTTGTGCCAGTTCTCAATCTGGACACTCTACACCATATTTTATGGCAACTGAAAAGCGGTGTCGATCATAAAAAGATGTTGCTTTATGGAGTAAACTTGCATTAAAAGCAACTAGGCGATTTGGAATAGGTAGAATTCCATAAAGTCTTTCATCAATAAAAAATTGTGTTTCTCCACCATCATTCAAGTCCCAAGTTTCATTCGGATAATATAGAAATGTAACTTCTTCGCTACCCCCATCAGTATGGAAATAAGGATTTTCTGATGGAGCAAAACAATTTATGTACATTCTATACAATTTGAGATTTGTAACTAATCCCTTAAGTTTAGTTTCAAATAGATTATAAATTGGTTCAGTTTCTGAAATATTATGTATCATTCCAGTAGGTGGATGATTCTCATCGTCTGCTTCACCATAAATGTACACAGAAGATTTACAATATTCTAGGACAAAATTAAATTCTTCTTGTGATAGAAAATTATCGGTTACTTCAATCATATGCACCCCTCATAATGAATGCCGTACTTTATGGCAATTGAAAAACGATGCCGATTACGAAAGGGTGTTGCCGTATGTTCTAAATTAGCATCAAATGAAATTAAACGATTGGGGATTGGTGGGATACCATAAAATCCCCCATCAATAAAAAATTTGGTTTCTCCACCATCATCTAAGTCCCAAGTTTCATTTGGATAATATAGAAATGTAGTTCCAACCTCCCCATCGGTATGAAAATAAGACTTTTCTAATGCGGCAAAACAATTGATGTAAATTCTTGTAATATCTTTTGATTTGTACTGTGGAAATCGAGTTTCTATTGAACTTGAAAATAGATCAAACATTTTTTTTTGATTTATAATTTTCGTAGGGTCTCCTCCAATTAAATGAGATTCTTCTGGTAATGGATTATCTTCGGTGTAGTGATAAACTTCATGAACTAATCCAGTACAGTATTTAAAATTAGTCACAGAATTAGAGTCTGAACCTCCACCTTCACCATAAAAATAAGATGCTTTGATGCAATAGTCTAATATAAAATTATATTCTTCTTTGGTAAAAAAATTATCATAAACATCAATACTCATATTGATTCATCTCCGTACTGCAAAACCTTAAGATTCATAGCAATTGTTATACGAGGATAATCTTCAGTATAAACACAAGGATTAACTGAATGTTTAAGATATGATGGAAACATTATGAAATCTCCTTCTTCAATTTCCGGTTCATATTTACTATTATATTGATTCCTACCAAACTCAAGTGAAAAGCATCTTAATTGCTCTAGAGGGTCTCTAAAAATAGGAGGTTTATGTCTGGATTTATCAAATGAAAGAAAATGAATACACGAAAAATGAACCGTATTAAAAGGTCCACTTAGATGATCGTGCTCTTCTTGATATTCTCCATCAGTATAGCAATTGTACCATATCTCATCAATCATAATTTGATATGTTGAGTCAAAAAAACTATCAAGACATTTTGCGTATTTTTTTTCTAAAATTGATTGATATGTATTGTCTTCTCCAAAAAAGATTTCGTTTCCGGATTTTTCTCCAGAGAAAGATGTCTTAAGTTTATGAGTAAACCATCCTTCAGGAATCGGAAGCTCCTCAGAATCTTTGAGAATCTTTGGAACTAACATTTCTTTTATTTCATCATTATTTTCAACTTTACTGTGAAAAAATGATATTGGAAAAATAGGAATCCTACTTTGCTTATCAAAATTTTTATCCATTCACACAATCTCCAATTTTTACTTTAATATTTCCAGAAATACTTATTCTATAGTCGTCAGAAGTATAAAATGGATAAACACTATGATTTAACCAGGATGGAAACATTACCATAGTTCCCTCCCAAGTTTTATCTATAAACAAAGGCAAAGTCTCCATTTCCCCATCTGGAGAGATGAACTGAAATTCAAATAAAGAATTTAAGGATTCATTTGAATTTTTACAATTTTTATGATTTAACTCATTTGTTAAATCATAAGGAATACGCATCCAAATTACAAATGAATAATCTCCTGCGTGAGAATGTCTTGGATTAAATTCGTATTTTTTTTGTAAGTTAATCCAAAGACTTTCAAGTTCATAATTAACTTCCTTCTCAAAAAAATCACTATCGTGGTCAAATTTTTTGACAGGATTTAATTGCTCATCCTCTATTACTTGAAAATAACCTTTAGCAACCTCAATGGAAAAATCCTCAATTAAATGTGAGGATTTAGTGGAAAGTTTATATTCTTCTTCAATATTTCCCGCCAAGTATTCATTCCATTTTTTAAGATTAGATTTATTCTCCAAAATAAAATCTACATCTTCATTTATTTTTTCAAGTATATCCTCAGGAACTTTTGTCCTAACATAGTATAAGGATGTGATTGGTTCGGCATATATTTTTAATTGCTCTTGGTTCATATCTAATTAACTTCATCATCTAATTATACCACATCAGCGGGTGATGGTGCTGATTGCCACGTCACCCTTCTGGAAGATAATGTCCACCACGTTCTGGACCTTCTGTGCGGTGCTCGTAGATGCCTTGTCAAAGGTCGGGCAGACCACCAGACCATAGGATTTGGTGTAGGAGTCCAGAGCACCCGCCTGAAGGGCACCAGAGCGGATCCCAGCGGCATCCTGGGGGTGCAGGCGCAGCGTCCTACCGACCGTTTGACCGATGCCCACGATGTCCATAGAACGCATAAACACAACCGCTTCCAGAGCAGAGATGTTGATGCCTTCTGCCAGAATGCTGTGATGAAGAACCACAAACTTCTTGTCGGCATCCTTACCCCACTCATTCAGAGTGTCAAAGAACACCTCACGGTTGACTTTCTGACCGTCAATAAATGCACCGTGCTTGGAAGTAATGTGCATCACGGAATAACCCTCTTCTGCCAGTTGTTCGGCAAAGTCAGATTCGGACAGAAGTTGAATGATATTCTTGGTAGTCTTGGCACAAATCAGAATCTTATCAACAGGATTATCCTGAATAATCTCAAGCAGATACTCACAGTCCCGTTGACCCACATCCTCACCTTTGATGGAAAGACGAAGTTGCTTGGCAATCACCTTAGGAGGAATGATATAACCGTTCTGCACCAGTTGAGGAGCAGGAACCTTGGCAATAATCTGACCGTAAACATCAACGTCATTCATACCTGCCTTACCCACAACGGTAGAATATTTGGGAGTTGCGGTGAAGAAATAGCAACGCTTTGCCTCCGCAGAAAAATGCTCTACGGCAGGAAAGAAGTGACGTTGAATGCTATTGTGTGCCTCGTCAAAGTAGATCGTATCCACATCCACATCTGCCTTGGCAAGTTGACCCAAAGAGTTGTAGGTGGTGAAAATCAGTTTGTTCTGAGTGCTGCTATTGACAAACCAATTGATTTTTGAAGGATTGGTAGAAACAAAGTGATGAGTCTCACCACTATGAACGTGCATCACGGCAGCATTCGTGATAAACTCAAGATACTCAGAAGAAAGTTGTTCGGCAAGCAGAATGCGAGGAGCAACCACAACAATCACTTTGTTGGTGGCATTCTCAAACTGCTTCGAAGCATCAAAGATACCAACGTTGGTTTTACCACCGCCGGTAGGGAACACACAAATACCTTTAGAATGCTGCTGGAGAGCATCAAGGGCATCTTGCTGGTGAGGACGAAGTTGAATCACGAATCTCATTTGCGTATGAAACTATTATAACAGCAAAAAGGGGTCTCACAGGACCCCTTGTGCCAGTTCTTAAAGTGTCCTAGTATCTCATCTTCAACGGAGACAAACCTAGTCTACAGAGATTTAGAGATTATGTCAAGCCCCTATGGAACTAAAACTGTACTAAGAACTCCTGCATTACTTACAATTAATCTGTACTTAGTTCCATTAGCAGATGTGAGAATTAAACCAGTAGAAGTGTTTATACCAACAGAAACATCGCCACTAATCACTCTTGCAGGTCCGTTTACCAGTAATCTTGTTCCTAAGGGATTATCTACGTTTGTGGTTCCAATACCGACTGTACCAAAAACTGTGTCTACTTCTGAGGCATCAATACCAAGACCAAATCTAATTGAAGTTGTTCCAATTCCTATTCCAGATGAATTAATAACTACGGCATCTTCTGGATTGATTAAATAATCACCACCAATATGTAAAGGTTGTAATGGATTTGTATTTCCAATACCAATTCTTTGGTCAAAAAATCCATGATTAGTAACATTAATATCAAAGAAAGTTGATATTCCCGAAGTTGCATTTACATTTTCATCACCTCCACCCATGATTTGATTTCCATTAGCATCAAGAAGTCCGGATTGACCTTCTAAAATATAAAGTGTTCTAACACTCGTACTGGTTGCTGCTCCAGTTGCAACAATATTTTGAGATACATTTAAAGAAGAAACACTTACATTTCCAGAAACTTGAAGTTTACTTGTAGGATTCGTAACACCAATTCCAAGATTTCCTCCATAAGTTAGCGTCATTAATGGACTACTGATATTAGAAGAATCTGGTCCATACAACCAATTAAAATTACCAGTTCCTACTCCAGCAGCACCATAATGTAAATAGTAATTCAAATTTCCAGTATCATAATTAATAATATCTAAAGACTTAGTTGTACTGGATGGATATAGACCAGAAGTATTTCCAAACCTTAGAGCACCATTACTTCCGGTAAGAGTTATGTCTCTACCTACTGCAACAATTGCTTCTGCAGTATCACTCGTAACTTGTAATCTAGATGCAGAACTTCTTCTAATGTGAATATCAGAAGAAGGAGAGTTTGTACCTACTCCAATTGATTCTGCATAAAGTCTGGTGGAAACTGTTGAGATTCCAATTGAAGAAGTTTGAGATGCAATATGTGTAATACTTACTCTTGCATCAGAAGTTAAATCTCTTGCCGTACTAGCAATACCAACTACATTACCAGTAAGTTGCCCAACAAATCTAGATGCTGTTACAATACCAGCAGAAGCAGTAATACCTCCAGAATTAATTGTAACTCCACTACCAACAACAATACTTGTTGCGGTTGCGCTTCCTAGTACAGGAGTTACAAGAGTTGGTGAGGTCGCAAATACATTCGCACCACTACCAGTTTCATCAGATAGTGCCGCTGCTAATTGTGATGATGTAAAAGAACCTAATGATGTTGTGGTATTATTGGATGTAATCGCACCCGTTAAATTTGGTATATTGGTTGTTGTGGAGGCAGTACCAGTTAGGTTTCCAACAAAACTAGTTGCCGTAACAATACCACCACTAATTGTGACACCAGTTCCTACTTTAAGTGTGGAGAAAGTAGAAATACCATTTGAATTTACATTTCCTGTTAGGTTTCCAACAAAACTAGGTGCAGTTAGTATTCCAGTTGTGTTTACATTTCCAGTAAGTGCATCAATAGATAATCCATTTCCAGTAATAGGATCTTGACCCACCTGTAAAGAATAATTTGGAATATCTGTTCCTATACCTACTTTTGATGTAGTGGAAATAGTTCCTGCGCTAATATACCATCCATCAACCGCAATTGCATAAATGCTAGTCAATCCAACGGCACTTCCATAAAATGCCGTGGCACTTACAATTCCCGTAGAGGCATTAAGTGTAATTCCTGAACCAACCCTTACATTACTATAAAAAGTAGAAATTCCTGTGATTGTCAGATTCGTTGCCGTAACTAATCCAGTAACCTTTGCGGTTCCGTGAACATCCAAAAACTCTCTAGGAATTGATGTTCCAATTCCAACCAGACCATTTGCATTTACAATAAAGTTGTCATTATCAACCTGAACTCCATTTCTAAAGTTAAATGACTTGTTATAATTTGCCATCTCGGAGACTTTTTAAGTATTTATTGAGTTTATTAATTAAGTAGGGTTAGTGTTATAAATTATTGGTCCAACTATGGATCCCCCGACATTTGATATAGATGTTCCGCTTCCATCATTGTAGATAATAATTGCTCTTCCTTGAGATCCTCCCACATTTCCACTTCCATTACCACCATTGCCGCCGTTAGATCCACCAGCACCGGCAAAATTTCCGGCACCACCGCCAGCTCCTCCGGGTGTAAGTCCACCACCTCCACCAGGGCTTCCATTATTACTTGCGCCGCCGCCAGCAGCGCCGCCTGCACCACCGGGGAATCCAGATCCTCCCCCACCTCCAGCACCCGCTGTACGTACTTCTGTTCTACGTCTTGTAATAGACCCTGTTCTTCTTGATTGATTGGTCCAAGAACCACCACCACCACCACCTCCACCAGATTGAATGTAACCTCTATTTGTAACAACAGTTGGATATTGAATTCCTAAGGCACTACTTCCATTACCACCTGGGGTTGAATTAATAAGGCTACTATCTGCTCCTTTTCCCCCATTTCCTCCAGAACCATAAAGTTGCCCACTTGGACCAATTTCAAGTTCTAATTGCGTATTCCCTTCCCATCCTCCAGTTGCCAGTGCGACATTATTAATTGAACCTAAATCAGAACCAATAATACTATTTACATTAATAATAACTCTTGTATTTGCACTACTTGGTGGTCTAGTTTTAAATCCACCAATCACGGTTACATTTTGATTATTATATCTAACACGAGCTGTCTGTCTTGTAGAAAAGTTTGGAATTGAATGAAGATCGACGACAACATTTAATTTTTTGGAATAAAAATTACTAAATCCAATTTGACCTGATTGTGGAATTCCAGTATCTAAAGGAAGGTTTGATAATGTTCCAACAGTTTGACTAACTCGGTAAGCTCCTAGATTTTTTCCTGTAGGTATACCAAACTCATTCGAAATTTGAGAGAAGGAAATAGGTCCTGATGCCTGTAGTGTCATCTTTACTTAACTCCTTTAAGTTCGTTGATTTCTGCTTTGAGTTCCTTAATTGCCTCAATCAATAGAGGAACAAGTTTTTCATAACGAACTGCAAGATAACCATTATCTCTAGTGGTTACTGCTTCTGGAAGTACTTCTAGGATTTCTTGTGCGACAACACCAACATCGGAACCTTCTTTTTCCGACTTCTCATTCCAATCAAATGTATTGCCACTGATTGAAAGTACCTTATCAAGAGCATTAGGAATTGGAGTAATATTATCTTTGAGTCTTTGGTCTGAAGTAAAGAATGCCGTGATGTCTCCAGTTACACTGAGATTGCCACTTGGATCAAGAATCATTCTTACAGTGAAATTATTTGCCCCATCATGAGTATACCATCTATGTGTTGTTCCATCTTGTTGAAATGCACATCCAGGAGTTCCATCAGAAACCCAATTAGTACCATTCCACCATGTATTATTTGCTAAATGCGTATAATTTGACCCATCGCCAGAGGATAGATAAGCATTTCCAACTCTTATACGAAGATTATTTGAAACATCCACATTTGAATTAAGTGTAGTAGTTCCAGAAACAGTAAGATTATCATCAATCGTTGTAGTACCACCAGCAGAATCAATTGTTAAGTCTCCCGTAGAAGTATCAATCTCATTATCGCCAGCAATTCCAATACGAATATTGTCAATTGTTGCTCCAGCATTGGCATCTAGAAGACCTGATAATGTTGCTGAACTAAGAGTTGTTGCACCAGTAACTCCCAAAGTACCATTGACGCTCAGATCATCATCAATTGTTGTGGTTCCACCAGCAGAATCAATTGTTAAGTTTCCTGTGGAAGTATCAATTTCATTATCACCAGCAACACCTATTCTTACGTTATCAATTGTTGCACCGCCATTGGCGTCTAGAAGACCGGTGAGAGTAGAAGTTCCACTGACGCTCAGATCATCATCAATTGTTGTGGTTCCACCAGCAGAATCAATTGTTAAGTTTCCTGTGGAAGTATCAATTTCATTATCACCAGCAACACCTATTCTTACGTTATCAATTGTTGCACCGCCATTGGCGTCTAGAAGACCGGTGAGAGTAGAAGTTCCACCAACATTTAAATTCTTGACAATACCAACACCACCACTTACAACGAGTGCTCCGTTTGTGGTAGTTGTGGATTGAGTTGTGTCACTAACCTTTAATTGTGACTTAGCATTTACTGCAGCAGTAAGTTTAACTTCTTTATTGAATGTAACCGGACCATCAAACTGAGAAAGAATTGTACCAGAGTTTCCACCCTCAACAACAAGTCTTTCCTTAATTGTAACCTCATCAAATACCGCACTTAATCTAGATGGGTCTTCACCGGTAATCGTTGGAATTGGATTATCATAAGTAACTTCTTCACCAGTTGCGGATGATGTCTTACGATTACCTACAAATAAGTCTCCATTATTGTTCATACCAGTATAAACAACAATACCACCAGACCTTTCTTGAGATTGTACCAAGAACTCTTCTCTTTCGGTTAAGGTTACGGTCTGAACCTGAGGCAATCCGGTTGAGTAGTTTCCGGGACCATAACCAAGATATTCAAAAGTATGACCTGATGCCCTAACGATAGAAGGTCTTCTAAACTCAATTGAGATTGGATTAATCTTTCTAATAAGTGAACCATTATCATGAGCGGTTTGTCTTGTGGCAAGAGATCCACGAATCACCGTAATAGAACTTGAAGATAGAGTGCTACTTGCAACTCTCATAATCTCTTCATCAATCTGAATATAAGAACCAAGTGGGAATCTCTTGGTAATTGCGTCTGCTCCTACAGGGCTTGAAACTGCAATTAGAGTATCAGTAGTACTAATTCCGGCACTGGCAACAAGAGTTTCCTTATCAAATAAAGGAACACTTCGTACTCCTAGATTCTCCGCAGAAGAATCAGAACTTGCATCATTTGCCGACAGTCCGTGCTTCAGAATATATCCATTATTGGAACTATTGATAGAAGGAGTAAGTGATGTAAATGAAGTAGTACTAATTCTATCCTTTACAATATAATCACCTAGATTATTATTTGAAGAATCAATAACTCTAAATCTATTACCGGCAACTAGTCCGTGAGGTGCATAGCAATTGAAGGTTCTTATACCAACGCTGCTAGAATAAGTGGTTGTCTGAATCTGTACAGAAGGTCCAACAACAAAGGCATATTGAGATGTGGTAATAACAGGGTCACCCGTAGTTCTGGCAATAGAAATCTGATTGTCTGCAGAAACTGCCGTAATACGATGATAAGTATCGGAAGTTGTACCGGCACCAGTAAATTGAACCACATTACCAATTGCCGTTGTAATTCCTGATGTGGCAACATTAAATCTGGCAGAACCATTACCATTACCTATTACAGAAGAATCAAAATATAAACCGTTAGCTCCAGAACCGGCAGAATAACCAGATCCAGAAGAAACAATATCGGCAGAAGCAACCGCTCCACTGATATGAACAACAACATTTGCGGTTGCTCCCCTCCAAGTTCCAGTCTGAGAACCGTTTAGAAGTTTGACATTTTGATATGTTCCTGGAGTATAAGTGGCACCACCATCTAAAGTGCTACAGGTTACAATACCAGCAAGACCGTGCTCTCTGGCAAAGGTAATCGTTGCACTTGATGTAGAACTAGAAACAGAGGAAACATCAAGACCAACATTTAAACTTGTAAGTAAGGCATCACTAGACTCTTTGGTAATGCTCTTCTTAAGGTCATTTGTTACAACATCTCCAATCGGAGACCTTTTAGCAAATGTCTTGGCAGATGTTGGAGTATCATTAATATTATCTCTATCCAACTGAGGATACAAGTCAACAACATTTTGACTATACTTGATATTTGTAAACTCGGTTGGAACTGCCTTATCCGCACTTAAGACATAGAGGTGATAAACCCCATCCTGAACATTTTCAATATATGGTGTGATTACCTCATTTCTGTAAATATAAAGATTTGAACGTAAATCATTTCTTTCAAATCTTGGAAGCGAAGTTGTTCTGACAGTTGTATTATTTGTAAATGTAGTTCCCGGAGTTCTTGTTGTTAAATATGTAAATGTCATATCATCAACAACAGATTCAACCGTAAAGGTTCCATTATAACCAAGGTCATCTTCACCGGTAGGATTTTCATCACCGTCCGTTACATTTTTGATGATAATACTATCACCATCATTAAGATTGTGTGGAAGTTCCGATATAATCGTTACTGTATTAGAAGCTCGTGTACACTTGGCAATAAAACTTAGATTTCTATTATAATCATAGTCCGTTGTAGTAAGACTAGAGAGACTAGAATCAGCATTATCACGATATCCGGTTGAACTAGATTCCTGAATGACAAATCCATTCTCGGGATTTTTGGCATTCTCTAGTTGTTTTGGAATTACAACTCTAATCTTATAGATTTTTTCATCTAGACTTCTGGTGTCGGCAATTCTCTTAATATAAGAAGGTTCGGTTCTTTCGGTTAATCCCGCAACACCTAATGAAGTGAATGCAGTATAGATGGAACTACCTGCATTTGTGGTAATATACCACTGATTATTTGCAGTATCAAACTGTACTGGATGACCAACATCACCGGCAATTTTATCAGATACTCTACTTAGAATTCTTAGATTAGTTCCTAAATAAACATTAATTTCATTACCATTTATAGCTGCCGATTGTGAAGAAGCAAGTTTAATTTCAGTAGAAGACTCACGAATTGCATAATAAACTGTATTTTCTACAATATTTTCTGGCAGGTCTCCATCATCACTCAGAATAATAACTTTTTCACCTGTTTGGATATTGTGAGTACCAATCGTAAAGATATTAGATGATGGTCCAGAAGTTACTGTGTGTTCCTTTACAGAACTTGTAACACCATCGGACATTAGAATATTTGCCGAATATTCCGTTCCGTTTGCGGTAAAATATAATTTATCACTTACCTTTGCACCAACTCTATATCCTTGAGTCAGGACTGGTGGTACATCATCTTCGGCAGTAAATCCAAAAAGATAAAGTCTATTTTGACCTGGATTTATTGTCGTATTCGTAGTTATACCAACATCTAATGAAATCCAATCAACATTTTCTTCTTCTCCCACAATTGCTCTGGGAGCAATAATTGAGGTAATAAATGCATTATTATCCTTGTCAAATGCTTCTTTTTTAAATCCGGCAGAGGCAAGTGAAATCTGACCAAAGTTTGAGTTGGAGTTGGTAATGCTTAAGTCACCACCACTTTCGGCATCAAAGTGCTTATTAAATCCAATTGCAAAGACGGAAACAATCTGAATAAAAGCATCATTCGTTGCTTTTATGTGACTGGATTCCCATCCACTTCTATAAATTGATAATGGTTCTAGGTGATAAACTGTACCAAGTGAGGATGACTGAGAAGATAAAGTTGCACCGGCAACTCTGGTTATGGCAATATTATCCGAATAGTTTCTATTTGTTGGATTGTATCTTACAAATGCACGGTCATCTTTTTGTAGAGATACGCCAGTAAATTGTGCAACAACCATCGAACGGAATCCCGATGCCTTACTACCATCGGCAAGCATTCCGTTCATTCCATAAACAGAACGCAAGGAAATATTAAAGATATAAGGTGATGCACCAGAAACCGTATCAGTCTCAATCGTTACTAATCCACTTGATGCATTTCCGGGTGTTGGTAAATTAAGACGGAAATTAGGAAGTAAATATGTAAAGACTGTTGGGTCGGTTTCACTAATACTCTGAACCTTTGTAGAGATATTATAGTCTACTGGCGAAACTCCACTAATCTTGATTGGAGTTCCTGCCGTAAGTTCGTGAGGTATTGTTGTCTTAACCGTAACCTGACTGTTTGGTGTTCCACCACTTCCAGCCTCAATAGTAGAAATCTCAATTGGGTCCGCAGCAAAGGCACCTACAATCTCCCATTCGGGTCTTTGCTTTTCAAAACCAAGAGGTTTTGCGGGATACTTATCATCAATATCTCTACCGGATGCAAGATTAAATGCATTAGACAGTTTTGCATAATACATATCAAGGTCAGTAAGACCTGTATTTTCTAAATTTACACCATCGGCATACTCAAAGCAGGTGAGTTTGTGGTGAGAGAATGTTGGTACTGATTGATTATTAACTGAGAAGTCTGCTGGGTCAGTATATACCGTACCTTCTGTGCTACCATCAAAAATACAGAACTGCCAGAAATAGCAGGCACCAGTGATTCTAAAAATTGCCGAGTTTGAAACAGCAGAATCAGTTGGGTTTGGGACATATTTTGGACGAATCTTGGTCTTTCTTAAATCTAGACCAACAATTGAAGTTCCTCTGGGTACAACAACACCACCATTAACACTATTAAACTTATAAAGAATATTATCTTCTTGTGTGAGGTCAAATACCGAATCAAGAGTGAGTGATAATGTACTCGATGCCGCAGATGTTGCACCACTCGGAGATGTTACTGTTGCCGTACCACCAACATTTTTTATAGAAAAACCGGGTCTATTATCAACCGTATGTTGACCAGGCATCAAAAGAATCGTGGTCTTCTCTACTTCATCATTACTATTTCCTTTTTGATAAGAAAATCTTGCTGCCTCTAAAAGTGCTCTCTGCAGCGTTTTGAATGGTTGGGCAAGTGAATTACCCTGATTACTAATACTATCAGTAGAATCAAGGTCACTTGGACTTACATAAAGAATACGACCTTCTGTATTCTTTATAAAATTGTCTAATTTATTCAGAGGCATCGGATTATAACTTCTAAATTATTTCTATGTTTTATTTATGAAGTCAAATCCTCCTCATCAAAAAGATATTCTACATCTGGGGGCATATCCTCTGGGTTTTCTAGGTCCATCATAAACAGGCAAGGATGTGCCTCCTCGTCTATAAGATAGAAAGAGTTTTTATATAAATCTTCTGGTTCAAATGTACGATATTTGTCCGCTGTTTTACAGAGTTCTTGGTCGTATAAGTGCCCGTCTGGGAGCTCATCAAAGGTAAAGGGAATCTCGTTGATGAAGTACATTTTCACTATCATACTGCCATTATTGTACCAGCAGTATGCGTGAGTGATTTTGTACTTAAAAGACATATGAATACTTCAATATCTTATATTTATTTTAAGTAGGAAATGGGAGACTAATTTAGAATAAGTTCAGCAAGATCGTTGTGAAGTAGTCTATGACAAACAGCACATAAAGGAATACATTTATCAATCTCTTCTTGTAATTTTTGGTAAGAACCCATTCTCACCATTCCAGATATGCCACCCATATCTTTTGTTGATGGATCGATATGATGTAAATCCATAGCACAAGGAGGGTATTTAACTTTACAGATGGCACAAGGTTTATCTTTTGCCTCTTCGACCATTTGTTTTCTCTTATTATGAGAAGTTTGTTTTGTTTTTGGAAGTTTATGTTCAGAGTGCCACTTTTTTTGATATTCTTTTTGCTTTTCTTTGTTTTTATAAGGCATATAGGTTCAAGTATCTAATGATATTTATAACCCAAATATTTTTGAGTGCGAGTAGCCAGGGTCGAACTGGCACGAGCATACGCTCAACAGATTTTAAGTCTGGTGTGTCTACCGATTCCACCATACTCGCTTGTATGAGACCATTATAACTCAAAGAGTCATAAAGGTCAAGTGCTCCTTGAGGGGATCGAACCCACCTTCGCCGCTTTATGAGAACGGTCCATTCACCAGATTGGTAAAGAAGCATTCGCTATTCGCAAATAACGAATAGCAATACGAGTGCCTGGATTCGAACCAGGTCAAAGGCCCTAATCTGGGGCAAAGGCGTTATAAGTGCCCTCTGACTACCAAGTCTCACTCGCAAAAAATCAACAACCTTCTTCGTGGTCCGTGTGTATTCGGATAAGGTCGTCGTGTGCAGGAATCATCATAGCATCTCCGTGTTCGCTATGAATCATAAAAGACTCTCCGTTCTCTACTCTATTCATAAGAGCATCAAAGTCTGCTTGAAATTCTTCTACAGTAAACTCTTCCATTTATCAAAGGGGATCAGAATATGCAAGACAATCATCACTTACCTGAGCACGAACCACTTCAAGAACATTCATAAACTGGTCTACGGTCTCACAATTTACAACTCGTTCACCACCCTCATTAGAATACAGGTAGAACTTACGAGCAAGAGTATCAACAACACAGCGGGTCAGGGTCTCTTCGGCAGGCATCAGGCGTTTCGTTTGATTACCTAGGTATTATAGGGCATCAGGCGGGTGGTGTCAAGGGGTTTTGGCAATCAAATTCCTCTTGCCGTTCTCTGGCAGATTTGATGGGTGCGGCAAGAACTATATCCTCTTTTGTTCCCGAAAGTTCTCCGCCTTGTGAGGTAATTCTTTCTACCTCTAGTGCGACTATTTCATCAATCGCAATTCTGCATCTATTATATACTGCATTTTCAATCCATTCTTGTGTATCATAAGAAACATAAGCGAGTGCTTTTTCTTGTGCTTCTGTTAAAGTGATTGTGTAGTTCATAGTTTTATCCTAAGAGAAATCCAGTAAAAACAGGATTTTGATTTGGGTGTATATCAATAAAAGAATATGGTCTTACAGTATCATTTGTTGCTAGTGATATGATACATTCTGTGGCAAAAGGACGAAAATTATTTACGGTTTCACTGGTAAATGTTCTGACAATTGCTGTATTATTAAGTCTAATTTCTATGTTATTACTTCCACTTGCACTTGCTTCAGTAAATCCAGTAAAACTAAAATAATATAATCCAGATACAGGAGCAGTAAAATTTCCAGTTGAAGTACTATAATAATTTCCATTATTTAATATTATTGTATTTAAAATAATATTTCCAGACAGTATCGGAATTCCTGTTGCACTAATATTTCGGGCAGTGAATGCTGGTCTATTGGAATTTAAAACTATACCAGAACTATCAATCGATAAAGCAGTATTTCCGGTAGTGCTTTTAATGAAGTTTGCTTGAACTTCACCTACATTTAAGATACTCATAAGTTTTCTGGTTTTGGATATTTATTTTTGACTTCATCAATAGTCGCTTTCCAACCATCATAACCTTGATGATATAAAGTATCTAGTTGTTCTCGAATAGGTGGATAAGCAGAGGCACGGTCTCTTTGATATTGTTTACTTTCATATTCTTGTTGAAGTCTTTCTCCTTCCGCTTGAAGTTCTTCCTCTGTTGGTGGAGGAAGTTCGTTTTCATTAGACCACCATAATCCGTCATAAGATTCACCATCTAATGACCATACGGATCCGGGTCTTAATGATAGTATTGCTTTTGTTAAATCCATTATGCAGAAACCTCCATTAATGTTAAGGTGGAAGTAGGAACAGAATCATAATCATTAGCGACATTTTGAAAGATTTGTGATCTATTTAAATAAACAGTGGGACTACCAGAATATCTACCTAATGCTATTTGATAAGTTACTGACGATGTAGATGCCGGACTATCATAATGAACTCCACTAAGTTGTGACATTCTATATTGAAGGCTGGCGGGATCATATGCTGGGTCTGTATACATGTTAATTGTTCCTGCCGATGCGGGTCTAACACCTTCGAAGATAGGTGAAAAGAAAAAAGGACTTCCGTTTCTTTTTATTCTAAAATGTACCTGATATCCGGATGCTCCTTCTGTTGATGCTCCAACATACAGATTAGTCAAAATAAGTATTCTATTACTTGAACTACTCGGTGTTATTGATGCACTTAATCCAGGAACATCTATGTAATAACCAGTACCAGTTTGCACGGATACTCCGGTAAAACTATCACTTTTTGCAACATGAACAACCTGTATAATACTTCCAGTACTATTAAGAATGGGTTTTCCGGCAACCGTTGTGATTACGTCAGTTCTTAAAGTACTCATTACTCTACACCTTCTGGTTTAGGATATTTTGCCTTTACCGCAAGACAGGCATCAATATATGTTTGTATTTGCTCTTGATCGTTTTTTACAATACCGTCAAGATAATCAGCCATCGGTGGATATTCTGCTGCTCTCAGGCGTTGATATTCGGTATTGTCCCACTCTCTTTGAAGTCTTATTATTTCTGCGTCTACCTCTTCTTTTGTGGGTTTCTTTTGACCACCTTCCCATACTGGTTTTTCTAACCATTCTATACCTTCATAACAATTTCCTCGTACTAAAAATTGTGCATTAGGTCTTAAGGATAAAACTGCAGATGAAATATCAGTACTAAACTTTTTAAGAATATCCAACTCAATCATGCTGACACCTCCATTATAGTAAATCCAGATTTTTGTCCAAATCCTGAAGTAGTAAGTCTTAATGGTACAACCTCATAAGACGCAGCAAGAAGATTGAATGTTAGTAAAGTTCCTGCCGGAGATGTTGAAGTATAAACTACAGGTCTACTATGTAGTGCTTGCCCCACTATTACCCTTCCAAAACTATCAATAGCCCCACTGGTTTGTGCCCAAGAATCTCCATTTATTCCATCTACACCAAGTATTCTTGTAGTTGATCCTGAAATTGTTACAGAATATCCAATATTTGATCTACCATACCTAAAGTCACCACCTAACGATACTCCAGACCATCCAGTAAAAAATCCATCTAAAACATATCTACTATTATTGGCAATTGCAGTAACATTTAAACTATAATATACTTGATAAGATCTGAGAACAGTCACATCAAATTGTGACGTATCCTCTCCATATACAACTTGAAGAATACTTCCAGTACTACCAAGTATTGTCTTCCCCGCAACTGTCTGAATTGTATTAGTTTTTAAAGTACTCATATTTTATCTCAAATAATAACCCAATTGCCGCCTGAACTTACAGTTACTGTGACGCCACTATTTATTGTGATTGGACCAACACTCATTTCATTATAAGATGGACCGATTGTATAGTCCGCAGAAATTGTTGGTCCAGTTCTAAAAAATGGAGTATTACTTGCCGTAATGGTTCCATTTACATCCAAAGCAGATGATGGACTAGTTGTTCCAATTCCCAATCTATCATTTGTAATATTGGCAAATGCAATATTATCAGAAACAAAATTACCAGTATCTCTTGCCTTTCCCATTTTTATTTTTATTTATAATTAGCAACTTAGAACTCTGCTTCGGGTAGAGTGTTTATTGGTTGATTTAGTGGGGTAATTTGTGCCGGAACAATTCCTTGTTGTAAAGTATTCATATAAAGTTGCTGATTTTGTTGATTTGCCTTTACGACTTCATTTCTAAAGGACTCAACCGCAGCGCCAGTTTGATTTGATTTTTGTGCAACTTCAATAGTAAGTATAGGCATCCATTTCACGGCACACGCCCAATCGTCAACTTCTTGTCCGGTGTTTGGATTTACTCCTCTAATCTGAGTAAACCAAGCACATTTATTTTCTATACATTCTTTTTTAATAAGAGGGCAGAAGGTTCCTTTTTTCATATTTAAATTTATAGTTATAGATTATAATACATTAAGTATCAAATAAAAGCAATCGGCCAATCTGGATGTGTTTGGTCAAGAACTAATGCTTTTGGATCATTAATATTTTCTGGCAAATCTCTTAGTTTTTGCCTATAGATTCTCCAAGATTCTTTTTGCTCTTCGGATAATGGTACATCTGGCAATTGAGTCCAATCTGATTGTGTAAGTAATTGATTTCTAATATTTTTTAACAATTCTAGATAATCTTTATTTTTTTCTATTTCCTCTTGTTCTCTTTCTTGTTCTATTCTTCTTTTTTCTACATTATCTAGTGCTTCTTGTCTTTTATTTTCATCATCGGTAGTCCATAAATCATTAGATTTTAAGTAATCAATATAATCCGGCATTAACAACTCATAATCATTAATTGGAGGATGTTCAGTTATAGCATCAGGATCTATATCTATAAACCATTCCCCACCATTCCAGTATGCAACAGATTCTTTTCCTGTCTCTGGAGGTTTTACTAGTGTGGTAAATGGTGGTAAATGAATCTCGTCCTTGTCTTTATTATTTGGAAATTTGTATTCACCGATATATTTTTTAGTTTCGGGAGACCATTGATAACCCAAAATAAGTTCTTCGTTTTCCATAATCATTTTTTTAATTTTTAGAGCATAAAATCATATTAATATATCTAGGAGCCCAGTTTGTTGCACTAGAACCATTATCTGTAGTACCGCTGTGACTGTGTGAGACACTTTGTCCACCTGTACCAAATGAGTGAAAGTGGTTGGCAGTTACACCACTAGTCCCAGCATTAAATACTCCACTATTAACTGCTGCATTTAACCCTAAGACATCACGTGTCGTATTATTATTATTACTTGCACTATAGATGTGTGCGTGGTCATTTGATTCATTATTAGTATTTCCGGTGTGACTGTGATCCACACTTTGATTACCAGTGGTAAAACTATGAGTGTGTGCCGGAACTACATTATTCAGAATTGGGGATGCAGAACCTGCGAAGGCACCACCAACATCACCACCACCAGATACGACTCTAAGCATTCTGTTATTTGCCGAATCGTCTGTTACTCTAGTCCATCCAGTTGGTGCTATATCTTGAGCAAACATCAGTTTTGTTCCCGCTACAAATCCATCTCCAGAAACACTTCCCCACGAAGAATTGGTTCCGTCAGAAACAATTACTTGTCCAGCAGATCCTACAGAAGAATTGATTGAGATAGCATTACCGGAACCACCACCAATAACTATTGCCACTCTACTTTCATTAATTTACTTGTTATTATTTATAGTATTCTTCAAAATTTCAACCTCATATTTAAGTTCTTTAATTGCTTCTACAAGAAGTGCAACAAAGTTTTGGTATGCAACTGATTTAGGATCATCACCAAAAACAAGATGAGGTATAACTTTTTCAACTTCTTGAGCTATAAACCCTAACGAGTGCTGATTATTTTGCTTATAATCAAATTCTACTCCACGAAGTTCACAAACTTTATTTAATGCACCTTCAATAGTTTTGATATTTTCTTTAATTTTTTCATCGGAGTTTGCTGTAACTGTTCCGGCACAAGTAAGATTTCCTGTTGAAGGATTAAAGGTAAGTTTTGTGGATGAAACATTCACAGAATCAACCGAACCAGTAGTTATATCATCAAATAAAAGGTATCTGGTGGCATTGGTAGTTGTGTCATCAGAGAGAGTAACATTTGTAGCTCCAGTAGCACCAGTAGCACCTTGAAGTCCTTGAGAACCTTGAATTCCTGCGACATAATTGCCCAAGTTAAAATATACGACCTCAATAATATCTCCGGCAGATGCACCAACGGTAAGAACAACTGTAGTACCATTAGTTGCGGTATAATCTACAGACTCTTGTAAATGAGAACCATTTAGATATACAAGAATATATTGTGCTCCATACGTAACCGAGAATGTTGTCTGACCAGCAGTAGCAGTAAATGTTGATTTTGTAATTGTTGATGGAATTGTAGCTATGAGCGCACCGGGAATTCCTTGAGCTCCTTGAAGACCCTGAGTACCTTGACGACCCTGAGTACCCTGAAGACCCTGAGTACCCTGTAAACCTTGGGTTCCCTGAGTTGTTCCCGCAAGTCCCTGAAGACCCTGAAAACCTTGAGCACCCTGTAAACCTTGAGTACCTTGAGCACCTTGAGTTGTTCCTGCAAGTCCTTGAAGTCCTTGAGTACCTTGACGACCTTGAAGTCCTTGAGTACCTTGAGCACCTTGAGTTGTTCCTGCAGGTCCCTGAAGACCCTGAAGTCCTTGAGCACCCTGTAGACCTTGAGTACCTTGAGCACCTTGAGTTGTTCCTGCAGGTCCCTGAAGTCCTTGAGTACCTTGACGACCTTGAAGTCCTTGAGTACCTTGAGCACCTTGAGTTGTTCCTGCAGGTCCCTGAAGACCCTGAAGACCCTGAAGTCCCTGAGCACCCTGCAAACCTTGAGTGCCCTGTGTTGTTCCTGCAAGTCCTTGAAGTCCCTGAAGTCCCTGAGCACCCTGAAGTCCTTGGGTTCCTTGAGTACCTTGAGTTGTTCCCGCAAGTCCTTGAAGACCCTGAGTACCTTGACGACCCTGAAGTCCTTGAGCACCCTGTAACCCTTGAGTACCCTGAGTTGTTCCTGCAAGTCCTTGAAGTCCCTGAAGTCCTTGAGTACCCTGAAGACCTTGAGCACCCTGTAAACCTTGAGTACCCTGTAAACCTTGAGTACCTTGTAATCCTTGAGTACCTTGAAGTCCTTGAGTACCTTGAGCACCTTGAGTTGTTCCTGCAAGTCCCTGAAGTCCCTGAAGACCTTGAGTACCCTGTAAACCTTGAGAACCTTGAGTACCCTGAGTTGTTCCAGCAAGTCCCTGAAGTCCTTGAAGTCCTTGAGCACCCTGAAGTCCTTGAGTACCCTGAAGTCCTTGAGTACCTTGACGACCTTGAGTACCCTGAAGACCTTGAGCACCCTGTAAACCTTGAGCACCCTGAAGTCCTTGAGTACCCTGTGTTGTTCCTGCAAGTCCCTGAAGTCCCTGAGTACCTTGGAGACCTTGAGCACCCTGAAGTCCTTGAGCACCCTGTAACCCTTGAGTACCCTGACGACCTTGAGTACCCTGAAGTCCTTGTGTTCCTTGTAATCCTTGAGTACCCTGAAGTCCTTGCGTCCCTTGTAATCCTTGAGTACCCTGAAGACCTTGAGAACCCTGAGAACCACTACCTTGTAATCCTTGTAATCCTTGAGTACCCTGAAGTCCTTGAGTGCCTTGTAATCCTTGAGCACCCTGAAGTCCTTGTGTGCCTTGTAAACCTTGAGTGCCTTGTAAACCTTGAGTGCCTTGACGACCTTGAGTGCCTTGTAAACCTTGAGTACCCTGAAGTCCTTGAGTACCCTGCAATCCTTGAGTACCTTGACGACCTTGAGTACCCTGTAAACCTTGAGCACCCTGAAGTCCTTGTGTTCCTTGTATTCCTTGAGTACCCTGAAGTCCCTGAGCACCTTGCAGTCCTTGAATACCAGCGGCAAATGGAGTAACCCAACTAACTCCAATACCAGTAGAAATTAAAACACTACCAGCAATACCTACATTTCCATAATAATCTTCTACTCTTGAGGTAATACCAATTTTACCACCAACATAAAGATTTTTTTCAATACCAACACCACCTTCCGTAACGATTGAACCAGTATCTTTATTTGTTGATTCTGTGGTGCTAGTTACATAAACTACATCATTAATTTGAGTGGTTCCTGCATTTGAATCTAGAATAAGATTTCCACTATTTGTACTGACCGTATTTGTATCAAGTTTAATATTATCAAATGTTCCTACACCAGTAACATTTAAATTATTAATATTTACCTGAGTATCAAATGTTGAGATTCCACTTACTCTTAAACGATTAAGTGTTGTAAGACCAGTAACACCTAAATCACTCTCAATATTTACTTTTTGCTTAAATGTTGATAGTCCGGTTACATATAAATCAGTTACATCAATTGCTCCGATAAACTTTGTTGCCGTTACAATACCCGTAAAATAAGCACTTGTTCCGGTAACAAATCCAACTGTTGTAACTCCAGTAACTTGAAGATTTCTAGTTGTTGTGGTTCCTGTTACTCCAAGAGTTCCAATTGTCGCTATTCCGGTTATAGTAAGATTATCAATAAAGGTTCCGCCTTTAAAACTAGATATTCCTAAAACATCTAGTAAAACCTTTGGTCTAGTACTTCCAATACCAACACGATTATTAACTTCATCAAATACAAAGTTTGAAGCTCCATCAACTAATCCGGCAGAATTATGAAACTGAACTTGTTGATATGTTCCTCCTGCCCCTGCTCTAATTGTATCTTGATTTGTCCAAATTAAACCACCAAAATTATTTTTAACTAAAATTTGATTATTAATTCCTGGATTATTAAAGTAATCATAAATTGTTCCAGTAAGTCTAAGGTCTCCCTGAACGTGCAATTCTTGTGTTGGATTTGTGGTTCCTATACCAACCAATCCAGTTGGTTGTACCGTAAAAAGTGCTCCACCACTACCAACATTTAACCCATTACCAATTGTTAAAATTCCAACAGAACTATTAAAGACTAAATTGGAAGATGTTGCAAAGTCATTATTTTCTTTAAATAAAACTCCACCATTATTTCCTGGTGGAGATACTGTTATTGTTGCGGCAATTGCAGGAGACCCATCAGGATTCAAATAACCCTGTACCGTAATAGCACTTCCTTTAAAATTAAGTTGACTAATACTACTAACTCCTCCCGGTGGAGTTATAACACCTTCTTCATAAACAGTAATTCCCGCAGGAATTAATCCTCCACCAACCGGAATCCAATATCTTTCTCCCGGATTTTCTAAAAGAGATATAAGTTGATATTGAGTTCCTAATGGTATTGTTGGTCCCGGTACAGCAGGATCTCCAAGATTTGGTTCTGCCTGGTCAAGATCCAAATACCTATATCTATCAGTAGATAGTGAACCCTGTGGAGTTCTTTTGACTCTATTACTAAGGTATCTTGGCATAATTATGTCGTACTATTTTCTAGAATGCTGCAAATAAATTCCATATGAAGTGGTCCGACGTGACCTCCATTCAAATAAGTATGAGCAATACCAACAACTACACCAGAATTAGTTACAAAGGTTTTAGAAGTTCCGACACTACCAATTATAGAATCAACAACGAAAGATTGTTGAGGTGATGGGAAAATAGATGTGGTTAGTCCGAATGATCCGCTACAAGTAAATGCCAATCCACTCATCGTAACCTCATCATTTACATTAAAATTATGTGGTGTAAGTGTGGTTACAGTAGTAATTCCACTTGTATTGTCATATACGCAGTTAGTAACCGAAACAATACCTGATTGAGTTCCTTGAATTACAACAGAATCATTAATTACGGCGGTTCTTTCTAAGACTAATCGTCCGTCAACAATTACTACAGCATCATTTGGAGGTATTTCTACATTTTTAATGATTCTAATATCTCTAGTATTTCCAGAAGTTCTTGATGATGTACTTTTTCTTCTATGAGTAAGAGAGACTGTTGGATAAGTATTGACACCCACATTTGCAACCTGAGCATAAAGAAGAATTGCAGAGACTCCAATAGGAGTTGTATATACTGTCTGTTCTCCTGGAGCAACCGGAACTGCTATGGTTAAAAATTTATTAAGTGGTGCGACTGCCATATCTTATCTCAATGCAAGTATGAGTGGTGTAACTTCTGCCTGTATTGCCTTACTAAAATCTCTTCCTCTGATAGTTGCAGATGGTTGATTAATTTGAAATCCTTCACCGATATCAAAATTACCTTTTTGGTCTGTACTTGTAAATGGAATTTGTGCCCCATCTAAAGCAACAATCTCATTTTCTTTAATAGAAACTCCACCTTTAAACGGTGTTGATGTATTTATGTCTGTGCCAGTACCGATATATTCAAAAGAATGAGAGCTTGTAAGTATGCGACTGATTCTCTTTAATGAAACTTCTTCTCCACCAAATAGTTCATATGGTATAAATTCGTTAAAAGTGACTGTTGTAATTCCAGTAACAGATGTTGTTTCTGTTGCAGAATCAACCGCATAATAAATTGGTTGAGTAACAACATCTGCAGTAGCAGTTCCTCCGTCAATAAAAACTTTAAGATCTTGCGTTGGTAAATAATTTCTTCCACTATTTACAATATCTATTGCCGTAATTGCACCTGTTACTTCATCAATTGTCGGACTTAATTCCGCAATAATTCCTTGAGGTCCTTTTGGTTGTTGAGATTGATCAATATTATCATAAACAAATATTGTTGGAGGTGTTGCAGGACTATATCCAGACCCACCATTTGTAACTTTAATTTCTTGAATTTGAACCATTGGTTCTTGAAGTATTCCGGTTCCTTGAGCATCTGGATAATTATTTAAATTAATCTTAAAGAAAAGTGCCTGGCCATCATAAGGTCTTCTTTCAAGTCCACCACCATCTTTCATATTAGCAAAGGTGACTTTATCACTTCCGGCATCAACACCAGGTTGAGTTCTAGTTGGAGGGAAAGTACTTACAATGCCAGTAAATTCAGTAGAACCTAATCCAACGGCAACGAGTCCAAAATTACCAAATGATGAGTTGGAGTTTGTTAGGTCACAAGAACCACCAGTATCCGCATAGATTGCAATATCGCAGTTGATTGTGAAAATAGAAACTAACTGAGCATATCCATTATTAGTAATTGATACTCCGATTCCTGCCTCATTATATTGTGTGAATGAATCACAAACCATACACTTCAAATCATTACCAATTGTTGCTGCAGTTGCATGGTCTCCATTAATTTTCATACCAATACTGCTACTCATAAAGTTGGTGCAGTTACGAATATATGGAGACCTCCATCTTCCAGTAGGTCCTTCTGTAGCAGGACCCGGTTCTAAATATCCAGTTCTAACTCTTGAAATCCCTGCTGGTGGTGGGAATGCCACTGCCGCACCTCTAATAGAAATTGGTGCAGCTGCATCAAATGGATTTTTACTATAAGCAAAACTTAAGTTCTCGATTAAACATCCTCTTCTCACATAGAATACGTCATCATCATTTTGTGGGCATATTGTCACAAGTCTCAAATCTTGACCACTAACAGTAACATCAGTTCTCAGTCCAATTGGGTTATTTTCAAAATAAACGCCAGAACGAACCATAATAGTATCACCTGGTTGTGCAACATCTGCTG